TCATGCGGTCGACTCCTCGCCGATGCGGGGTCCGAAGGCGTCCTCGAGGGCCGCGTGCAGGGCGGCCGGGTCGGTAATCCAGCGGTCCTCCCCGGGGCGCACTCGCCAGTGCGGGCCGGGCCCGTCCGTGCGGCGGGCCGGCGGCAGCGGCACCGTCTCCCCGCCGGGCAGCGGGTAGGTGTTCTCCGCGGCCCACCCTGCGGCGGTCCCGACGGGTACGAAGAAGTACACGACTGCCTGCATCGGGTCCTCGACGACCGCGCCGGCGCGCGTGCCCAGGATCGACATCGCGGCGAGGCCGAGCTGGCGCGGGACGCGGACGGCGTCCCAGTCGTCTTTGGCGCTCCGGGCCTCCATGCTGTGAGTTGCAGGAGTCATCGGGGCCCTCCAGCGGTCTGGGCGGGCGTCTTGTGGCATCCGCAGGACACGATGGGCCACATGCGACCGGTTCCTCGCTGGGCGCGGCCTGCCGGTAGCAGTGCTCGGCCGACGGCTCCGCAGTACCAGCAAGCCCGCCCGTGGAGACGGGCGATGCTCACGGGACCGTGGACTCTGACTAGCGGCTCGGTGCGGCTACTCATCACCGGCTCCCATCTGCCTGTTCGTTGGCTACGGACAGATGATGGGTCGCTACAAGGGGCGCAAGGGATACAGCGTGTATCCCCTCAGATGGCGCCGATCCACTCCGAGAACGCAGTGAGTGACTCGGCGTCCGCTCGCTTCAGGCGGCGTACCGTCGCAGCGGCCTCGCGGGCCCACGGGTGCTCGCGGGTGTGCTGCGGCGCGATGTGCCGCGCGACTTTCAGCGACTCGAAGGCGTCGTCAGGGCGCCCGGCCCAGACCTGGGCACGGGCCAGCTCGATCCAGAACCCGGACTGCCGCTCAGCCGGCAGAGACTCGGGAGGTGTCCACTCCTCCGCCACGTCGAGAGCGCGCTGAAGATGGTCTTGGCCCAGGCTCACCGCGACGGACACCTCGTGGGCGCGCACGGAGTCCGGGCCGAACGCCGTGCCGTCGTAGGCGTCCTCGGTGAGTGTGTCGCCCAAGCGGCGAGCATCGGCGAGGTGCAGGGCTGCGGCGTCGGCGTCACCTGCGCGCCCTGCGATGACGGCGGCCCGCATGTGCAGTGCCCCGCGCGCGGCGGTTGCGGCCCGGCCGAGCGGGCTGGGGCTGGCGTCGATGGCCCGCTCCAGCGCGGTGAGACCTTGGGTGTGGGCGCGGGCGGCGAAGAACGTCTCGGTGCGGACGTAGGCGGCTGTGGCTTGGGCGATGCGGTCGTCGGTCTGGTCGGCGGCCCAGCGCATCAGCTCGACGAGGCGCGCGGACAGGTCGCGGTGGCCGTACTTGTAGGCGACTGCGTCAGCGGACCGCGCGGTCACCGCGAGCAGGTGGGCGGCGCGGAGCCGGTCGGCGCTCGCGGTGTGGTGCAGCGCCGTGAGGGTGTCGGCGAGGAGCTGCGGCGCGCGCTCGGCGATGCGTGCGTACTGGGCGCCCAGCCGCCACTCCACCAGCATGCCCACGGCAGCGTCGAGTTCGGGCAGTGGACGGGGCGCGGTGTCCGTTGGGATGTCGTAGGCGCTGATAGCGGCCGAGATGGCGGGAATCGCTGCGTGGACGCGGCTGTCGGTGCGGGTGCTGCCGGTGACGATGTGGCTGGGGTCGACGCTGAGCGCGGCGGCGATCGAGTCGAGGGTGTCGTCGCTGGGCGAGCGGGCGCCGCGTTCACATGCTTTCACGGTGGCAAGGGAGACGAAGGCTGCTCGGGCGAGCTGGGCCTGCGTCATCCGGCGGGCGCGGCGGATCGTGGCGATGCGCTGGCCTACCTCGCGCATGCTGAGGCTGGGCATACTGGCTCCGTTCGGTGCGTCCACTCTGAACGGTAGCCGCGACGTCCCGCCGCGGGTACCGACTTGCCTCGTCTGGCATCGACTGGGCGGGGCGAGCTACTGGCCCACGATGGCGGTCAGATCCATGAGGCTGTTGATCCGCCAGTCCGACGTCTCCACGACGCCCGGGTCGTCCGCCCACAGATGCCCCCACGGGCCGCGCCGAAGGTGCGCGGTGCGTAGCCCGGCCGCCGCAGCGGGCATCACGTCGTTGGCGGGGTGGTCGCCGACGTACAGCGTCTCGGCTGGGACCGCCTGCGCCACGTCGATCACGCGACGGAAGAACTCTGGGGCAGGCTTGGCCACGCCCCACTCTCCGGACGTCACCACCAGATCGGCCGGCAGGTCCAGGGCCCGCAAGAGTTCACCCGCGCGGGCGGTCTGGTTCCCAGCGATGACGACCCGCGCCCCGAGCTGCTGCAGCTCGGCCAGTGCCGGGCGGACGTCGTCGTAGAGGTCGCTCTCGTCGAGGTGCTCGCCGCGACCGGCGTCCTCGCGGGCCCGATACTCGGCGGCCACATCGATGCCTGGCCGGACGAGGTGGAGGGCGTCGGCGTTGTCGCGCCCCTGCGCAACGACTGCCCCGACGAGGGCCGACAGGGTGTGCCGGGGGACGTCCAGCCAGTCGGCCCACGATGCCCAGTACCGGTCATCGCGGGTGATAGTTTCGCCGACGTCGAAGATCACAGCGCGAATCATGCGGGCAGGGTACCGGGCACGAAAAAACCGCCCTCTCCCGCCCGAAGGCGGGAGAGGGCACAGTTCACGGGTACTGACGGCGCTGCCGGTCGAGCGCCAGGGGCAACGGCGTGTTGTTGCCGGGCTGCTCGGGTTCGGGCTCGGGATCGGGCGCGCCGGTGCGGCGGCAGACCAGGGCGTCCGGGTCCCAGCTCGGCGCCTGCAGCGAGTAGCCGTCGGGACAGTTTTGCCCGTCACGGCCGTCGGCGCCGTCCCTTCCCGGCGGCCCAGACGGTCCCGACGGCCCGGAGGGACCGGCCGGGCCCGTTACCGTGTCGCCGGGCTCGCCTCGTTCACCCTGCGGCCCAGTCGCGCCGGGCGACGGCGTGAGCGTAGGCGCCGGCTTGCCCGGCTCGCCCTGCGGGCCGCGCGGCCCGGTCGCGCCGGGGATCGGTACCGGCACCTCGGCCCGCGCCGGCAGATCCTCGATCGCCCGCGACGGGTCCGGCACGGCCGGCGTCGCCCCCTCGGCCCGGAGCTGCTCGCGCAACACCCGCACGTCGCCGGCGAGCGCGCTCACCGCGTCGCCCCTCAAGTTCGCCTCGGCCGCGAGGCCATCGGCGCGGCGTGCCTCGGCGTCGATCCGCAGCCACACGAGGACGACGGCGCCGGACAGTACGAGCAGCACGGCGGCGACCGCGAGGGATCGCCACCGTTGCGCGAGGATCGGCTGAGCATGTCGACGGCGCTTCACGTGGTTTGCCCTCCGAGCTCGACGATCCTGTCGCGTAGCTGCCTGTTTTCGGCGGTGAGCGTGGTGATCTGCCCCTGCAGCGCGGCCTTATCGGCACGCTCGGCGGCGAGTTCGGCATACGCCGCGGCGAGCAGCCGCTCGTTCTCGACGAGCTTCGTCTGCAGCTTGTCGCGTTCTTCCTGCAGGTTGTCGACGAGCGTCGAGTACCCGCCGAGCACCGCGCCCGATTGCTGCGCCGCGTTCGCTCCGCGGTGACCGATCAGAGCAGCGGCGGCCGCCGCGATGCCGACGACGATGGTTCCGACGGCGCCGAGCGTCGCAGCGTCCACGCGCTACCTCCGGTTGTGCAGTGCGGTGTGATCGCGGCCGTAAGGCCGGTGTCACCCCTTGCCGGCCTCGGGCAGGTAGCGGGCGCCGTCGACCGGTTCGAGCTGCTCGAGCTTGGGGTACGCCGGCGGGCGGGCGTAGCCGAGGAACACGCCGGCGAGGTTCTGCAGGAACGTCCCGTTGAGCCGCTCGCCGAGCAGTTCGAGCAGCCGGAACGCGAGGTAGTACACGAACGCGAGCGCGATCGTCACGGCACCCGTGACGGCGGTCGAGTCGATGTCGAACCCGGCGCGGGCCGCGAGGGTGAGCAGCCATCCCGCGACGAGCGGCACGGCCGTGCGCATGATGCTGATGAACAGACCGGTCATGACCGGCCCCCTTCCGTAGATGGGTGAGCCCAGCCGCCCGGCGGCGACCGGGCCGGCTGTCAGTCGACGACGGTGAACCCGTGCGCCTTGCCGAGCCGCGTGAGCGACGACAAGCCGGGCAGCCCGTCGGCGTCGCGGCCGCGGTAGCCGTAGCGCTGCTGCAGCAGCGTGTACGCGCTGCGGGTCGCGGTGCCGGCGTGACCGTCGGCGTACTGCGAGGCGAGCAGACCCTCGGCGACGAGCGCGGCCTCGACGTACCGCGTCGGCTCGTATGAGACCGGCGTGCCCTTCTTCGGGGCGTCGTTCTTGAACGCGGCGACGAGCTTCTCGAGGCTGACGACGGGCTTCGCCGTCGAGGTGCGGGCCGGCAGCTTGAGCACTCGCCCGGCGGTGATCTTGTTCGGATTGCTGATGCCGTTCAGGTTCGCGAGCGCCGTTACGGTCGTGCCGTGCGCGGCGGCGATCTCGCCGAGGGTGTCGCCGCTCTTGACCTTGTACGTGCCGCTCGTCGACTTCGACGAGCCCGAGCTTCCGCTCGCTGCCTTGTACTTCGGGCGGCCGTATCCGGCGATCTCGGCCTCGGTGCGCACGCGGCGGGCGCACACGTTCGCCGTGTTGCCTTCGATCGTGTAGACGTGCGCGCCGCTGACACCGGTCACGATGCCGACGTGATCGATACGGGCGATGTCGTTCGTGCCGCCCCAATCGAAGAACACGATGTCGCCGCGCCGGATCCCCTTCGCGCCGGCGTGCCACTGCCCGGCGCTTTTGAACCTCGCGGCGTGCGCCACGGTGTACGCGTAGTCGGTGCCGAACAGCACCGCCTCGCGCTCGCCGGTCTGCGTCGCCCAGTAGGTGATCGCGGCGTTACACCACGGGAAGTTGTAGGCGTAGGCGGCGCCGTTGCGCTGCCGGTACCACTGCTGAATCGCGTTCGGCTCGCCGAGCCCGATCGACTTCTCGGCCTGCGCGATCATCCCGTCGACGCTCATGCCGACTCGGCCCCCTCGCTGCCGCCCTCGGCGGCGTCGTCCTGGTCGGCCGGCTCGGCGACGTCGCCCTCGACAGGCTCGTCGTCGTCCTGGTCGGCGGGCTCGGGCTGCGAGTGGTACCCCGCCATGTCCGCCGGCCCGTACTGCTCGGCGAGCAGCTCGGACTCGTTGTCGACGGTCGGGCCGTTGCTCGTCCGCACGAGCTGCTGCGCCTGCGCTTCCTGATCGCCGTCCCGTTCGGGGATCGGCCGGTCAGTGTCACCCATGGGTGAGTCCCTTTCGGTGGGCATGAAAAAGGCCCCGGCCGGCGGCGCGGGGCGTGAACGAGAGGTAGGTCAGAACCGCCTGATGATGCGCAGGCTGGTGGCGTAGAGGCCGGTGCCGTCGAGCGCGGAAGAACCGCCGAGGTCGCTGATGGTCGGCCCGTTCGGGGTTTTCCTGCTGTTGATGAAACGCGGGTGCCCCTGGCTGTCGACGCCGAGGTAGATGCCGTTGTGGTCGACCTCGCCGACGGTGGCTTCGGTGGTGGCATCGAAGTGGGGCACGTCACCGATCTGCATGGCGGTGAGCGGCGGCGGACTGCCGACACCTTGGGCGACGATCACGCCGGGACCGGTGGGACCGATATCCCGTGTCCGGCGCGGGAGGTTGATGCCATCGAAGCCGGTGTTCCTGACCATGGGGATTCCCATGTTGTAGCCGTAGACCATCCGCACGAATCCGCTGCAGTCCAGGCACCGCTGCCACTTCGGGTCCGCAACAGGGGCGGTCTCGCCGTTGACGAACGCCCACGGCAGCCCCATGTACTCGTGGAAGTCGGCGCCCTCCATGCGGGTGCCGTCCACATCGTTCGGGCCGTAGCTGGACTGACCGGCGATCTGAGCGCCGCCCAGAGCAGGACTCGTGACCGGCGGCGCCCCGGTGACATACATCATCGCGTAGGCGAGGGCATCGGGGGTGTCGTCGGTCGCCCAGGCGCGGATCTGGTCGGCGATCTCGGGCGTCCAGACGCCGTCGAAAGGAGCGTTCAGGAGACGCACCCACGTGTTGTGTGTAATGACGGGCGGGTCGGGCCATGTGCCGGAGTACAGCTCAATGTCGTGTACGCGGAACGTGAACGGGATCGCCGTGCTTCCCGTCGCCGCGATGCCGCGGACGCCGATACGGCCCGCGCCGAGGGCACCGTCGGCAACTTCATGGGTCCACGTGGCCGGCTCGGGCGTGCCGTCTTTCCATGCGCGACAGCGGATGGTTGTGCCGGCGCGCTGGGCGCGGATGTGCCAGACGTCGCCGACCACGTACCCGGTGCCGACCTGTGTAGCGGCGCCGAGGGTCGTCGTCCCCGCGGACGTCTGGAGTTCGAGGGTGAGCTGGACGACGCCAGTAGTCAGGACGGACAAGCGGGCCCGGTACTGGCTGGTCGAGCTGGTGTAGGCGAAGGACAGTGCGAGGGAGGACGCGTTGCCAGTGGGCATGACGTCCAGGGACCACGACAGGCGCGCGTCGAGGTCGGTGATGTCGTCCTGTACCGACGTGTGCCGGGACGCGTTGGCCGCGGTCATGGTGATCAGCCCGTAGCCGCCGGACACGCTGTAGTCGGCGTCGGTGCCGTTGCTGTTGGACCAGGTCCCGCCCCCAGGTGATGGACCCCACCCGCTGCTGGTGGTCCGGTCGAAGCTGTCGACGAACGGCCGCTTCTGCTCCGTGAACGTCCGCGTCTGCCCTCTCATCGTCACCGTCTTCGCGCCGACGGTCAGCGTCGCCAGCAGACCCTGCTCGTCGGATACGCGCAGCAACTCGGGCGGCCCCGCCACCGACTCCAGCGCCAGGCTCGTGGGGCCAGGCTTCATCGGCAGTTGGTCATCGAGGATCATCAGCGGCCCCATCAGGCTCCCTCCACGTCGATCTGGATGGTGACCGCGGTCGGTGCCCCGGTGGTCGAGCGGACGGTGACGGCCAGCGTGTCTCCCGTCTCCACGGCCGTGTTCTGCAGCGCCGGGGCCGTCATCCACGTGGCGTCCGTGGACAGCGACAGGTCGGTTGCCGCGAGGTCGACGCCGTTCTTCGTGGCGTTGATGGTGGCGCCGGTGCCGCCCTGCCGGTAGCCGTGCACGGCCGTGACCGTGCACGCGCGCGGCGCACGCCAAATGACGTAGGAGACAGCACCGGCCGGTGCCGCGATGACGAGGCCCTTCGTTGCTGCACCGGCGCTGCTGGTGTGGGCCTGCATCCATGCGCGTGAGCCGCCGCCCGCGTCGGCCCACATGCCCGTCACCCGGTCAGGGCCGAAGAACAAGGGAATGAACCCCTGGGTGTCGGCGACGACCTCGGTGATCGGGACGCTGTCCGCATCGAGGAGATCGGTGTACTGCGCGCCGCCGTCCCACGCGTCCCAGAACGTGATCACTGTGTTCGGAGCCACGGCCCACAGCCCGTCCGAGGGCTGCACCACATAGTCGGCGAGGGTCGCGCCATACGTCGACCGTGCCATGTCACACCACCCAACTTGCGTCGCTGGTCAGTACGGCATCGTTCGTGGAGATGCCGGGGTGCTGCGTGAGCCAGACCTGCCCGGGCCGGTCGCTCGCCGCTGAGTAGACCGTGATGCGGGCGATCTCCACTCCGGTCACGTAGCCGATGACGTAGTGATCACGCGTCGGGTCCCGGTACTGCGAGGGGATGAGCGCCGGCAGACGGGACGCAGACGTCCCGCTGAGTGTGCCCGCCGTCCGTTTGAACGAGCCGAGCCGCAGGTGCACGTTGCCGTTGCGCTCCCGGAGGACGGAGTCCGTTTCCACGCTCCAAGCGGAGACGGAGCTGTTCACCATCACCACGCCGGAGTCCGAGGAGATCACAGTCCACGACGCGCCCGTCCACAAGATCAGGCGGCCCGTGTCGATCTCGAACGCGACGTCACCGAGGCGGGGCGCGGTGGGCCTGCTCGTCGATCGGCAGGGACGCAGCCGCGATCCGACGTAGAGCTCGGCCCGGGCCACGGTCACTGAGGTGGCACCGGCTGGCACCGTCACGCGGGCGAGCGGGACCTCGTAGACACCAGTGCTGCCCTCGTCGCGCACCATGGCCGGGGCGCCTGCACCGGGCGTACCCTGCCGCACCACGGCGCGCACCGTCCAGGTGGAGCGGTCGAGGCGCAGCACCACCCAGTCGATACGGGTCGACCCGGAGCTGTTGGCCGCGATGGGCAGGCTGTCGGTCGTCGACCCGGAGTACCAGGCGTGCCCGCGTACAGACGCGTACACGTCCGCGCGAACGTTCACCGACAGGCCCGTCCCGGCCGACACCACCGCGAAGTCGGATGGTTCGCCGTAGACGCCGTCGTCGGAGAACCGCTGGGCGATCTTCTCGTACTCGATATCGGTGACTGCCCGTTCATTGCGAGCCGGGCTCGGCCACGAGTCTTGAGCCACTCGGGGCCCCTCCTTTGCTATCGGGTTTCGAGGCGGCCGAGGCGGCGGCCGAGGGTGCGCAGTGCCTTGACTGTCGCGGGGTCGGTCGTGGCCTCGGGCGAGCCGATCAGCGTCGTGACGTACTCGCCCGAACTCGGGGTCGCCTGCAGGTGGATCGAGCGCACAAGGTTCGCGATCTCGACGCCGTACGGAAGGGCGACGGTGACCCTGTCGCCGAGATCGAAGTCTCTGCCGGCCTTGAGATCCTCGGTGTCAACCGTGACCGTGGCGAGTTCGACCGGGGCAGCGCCGCCCGCGATCTCTTCCTTACCGGCCTGCGTGAGTTCCCCGTTCGTGTCGTTCTCCGCGGAGCCGTCGACGTACCGCTCGACGCGCCACCACGTGGCGGCCGCCGCAGTGTCGGCGGCCTGTACGTAGGTGCGCCCCGTCGTGCCGGTCTCCGGTTCAGTACCGCCGATCAGCGCGTGCGTGACGTCCGGCGCGGACTGCTTCACTTGGATCGAGCGCAGGTTGCCCAGACCGATACTGAACCGCGCAGTCGCCGTCAGATCGCGCGGCTGATAGCAGCCGAACAAGATCTGTGTCGACGTCTGCCGCGTGCGGAACCCGATCTCGCCGCCGTCGACAGCGACGCGCCTGCAGGTGTCGAGCAGCGCCTCGAACCGCGTGCGCACGCTCGTCGAGGTGCCCGCCCCGGCGATCGCGTCGAGCGCGAAGTTCGGGATGCGCCGCTCGGCGCGGGCGCCCGGACCGCAGTTCTCGTTGACCAGGGCGCGAATGATCGTCTCGGCGTTCGTGTTCGTGATCTTCCTCCACGTGTTCGCGAGCTGCGCCGTCCATGCGTTCGCGGGTGTCGGCCACGTGATGTAGCCGGCCACGATCGCGAGATCGTCGGAGAAACTGACGGTGACCCGTCCGTGCCCCGGCGACTCGGTGACCGACCACGAGAAGTCGGCGGGGATCTCCAGCGGGCCGGCCATCCACACCGCGCGGTCACGGATGACCACGAGCCGGTTCCCAGGCTGCAGTTGCGCCATGATGTCCGGCCGGGCCGGCAGGTCGACGCTGCCCGAGCCGGGCTCGTTGAACCTCTTTGTCGCGTCGAGGTTCGTCCACCCGTCGAGCGGGTCGCCCTGCACGGCGAGGTTCTTGTCGGTGATGAGCAGTTGCACGGACACCCGCCCGCCGCCCCCTTCGTTCAGGCTGTCTCATAGCGCGGGTTGAACCGCAGATCGACGGCGCTGCCGGGGCCGGACCCGTCCAGTTGGAACGTCACCGGGTTCTCACCAGGCGCGAGTCCCCACAGAACGGCGCTCGGCCAGTTGAGCCCGCCGACCCAGTTCGCGCCGTCCTGATAGCGGACCGACGGCGGGTCGGTCGTGATCGTGACCCGCTGCCCGGCGAGCAGCGCGCCGTGTCCGACGGCGGCCGCCGACGGGTTCAGCGAGAACGACTCGCCCGTGCCCTGATGCGTGAACGTGATCAGCGACGCCGGACCGGTGACGGTCCACTGCGGCCACACGACGACGTCGCCGGGATTGCTCACCTCGGTCTCGCCGAGCACCTGCGACGACGAGATCGTCGGGTACGGGGTGAAGAACGAACTCAAGGCGCCCGTTTCCCGGTGCACGGCGATCTCGACGGGATCGAGCCAGTACGGGTCTTCGCACCACAGCGTGATCGCTGCGGCGTCCGAGACGATCCCCGATCCCCGCGACCCGCGCCCCTCGAACCCCTCGCGGTAGTACACCGCGATGCGGCGCCGGGTTCCGTCCGGCCGGGAGATCTCCAGCCAACCGGGCGTGCGTCGACCGTCGGGCCCCTCGCGCAGGGTGCGCGTGAACGCCGTTGCGAGCGCCCGCCACCGGCCGACGAACTCGACGTGCGTGTCGCCGTAGACGTACAGCGGCCACACGATCGCCCTCGGCTGCGGCTGCGCGTGCCGCAGTCGCGCGCCGCCCCTTGGGTGCTCGTCGGTGGTCAACTCGTACGGCGTCGCGCCGAGCCCGGACACGCCGTCGGCGAGCGTGAACCATCCGGCCGACTCGTCGGTGAGTGGCCATACCGTGCCGGTCGGGTCGGTGTACGTGGCGGTCGCGTAGCCGATCTCGGGTAGGGGGACCGGTGTAGAGCCGCCCCCGCCCGTGTCGGGCGGGGTGACTACCGGTGCGGTGATCAGCGGCATCTAATGCGGCCTCCCCACCCGAGCGAGCGCATCCTGTCGCCGCTGCAGCAGCTCCAGGTCGCGCACGGTCATGTCGAGCGTGCGCGGATAGATGTTGTAGGTGTCGCCCGACCCGACCGCCGGCTGCCTGCCTCCGGTCGGGAGCGCCGCCCGCACCGCCGCAGCAGCGGGTACCGGCTGCGGCAGACTCCGGGCCATGTCCCGAACCATCGCGGCGCCGACTGCTGCAACCGACGACTTATGGTCGATGACGGTCTGACCACCGCCGAACTGCAGCAGCTCGGGGCCCCGTTCGCCGACCCACGCGACTTCGCCAGGGCGAGGCCGGCCGCCGTTGGCGTAGCCGAGGAACGGCTCGGGGTTGACGGTTCGCCCGCCGCGGCGTGCCTCAAGGTGCAGGTGCGGGCCCGAGCTGTTGCCGGTCGACCCGACCGACCCGATCCGCTGACCGCGCCTCACCAACTGCCCGGCGCCGACCATCATCGCCGACAGGTGCGCGTACATCGACGACAGCCCGCCGCCATGACTGATCGTGATGTGGTTGCCGTACGGGCCACCCGACGCCGCCGAGGCGACCCTGCCCATCGCGACCGCCCCCACCGGGGTACCGGTCGGCGCAGGGAAGTCGCTTCCGGTGTGGTACCCGGACGACCACATGCGGCCAGCAACGCCGTACCGGGTCCCGAGAGCTGCCTTGACCGGCCGCGCCCACGAACCGCCGCCCCCGCCGCCGACCCCGACGAACGACGCCGCAGCCTTGACGACCTTGTCTTTCAGGCTCGACAACATCTTGATCGGGACCTTCCCGACCATCTGAGCGACCTTGCTCGTCCCGATCTGCGCGATCTTGTCGCGGATGAACCCGGTCGCCTTGTCCCACAGTTTGCCGGGGTCCGACAGAAAGTCGACGCCGTCCATCACGGCGCCGCCGATCTTCCGTGCCTTGTCGCCGAACCACCCCGCGACGTCGCTCACGATGCCGCCGTCGGCGAACCGCTGCACCGGCAACTCGCCGTACTGGTTGATGTAGTTCAACGTGCCGAACCCGACCTTGCGGGCACTGTCGCGCTTCACGACGAACTCGTCGGCCATCATCAACGCGGGGATGCTGTCCTTGCCCGGCGTGCCGCCGCGGGTGCGGCCGCCGCGCGCGAACTTGGCGGCCGGCAGCGGGTCGAGCCCGACGAACCCGGCCACCTTGTCCCAGACCTTTTTGATCCCGTTCGTGTAGACCGTGTTCACCACGAACGCGACGGGCTTCCGCGTGGCGTCCCGCACCTTGTCGAACGCCCTGCCGATGGCCTTCTGCGCCGTCTCGAACGCTCCACCGAACAGTGCGACGCCCCGCTTACCGGCGTCAAACACGGGCTTCAAGCCCTTGTCCCACAGCCACCCCGCCGCCGACGAGATCCCGTCGAACGCGGGCTTCAGCGCGTTGCGGTACAGCCACGACCCGGCCGCGCCGAGGGCGCTGATTCCGGCCTTGAAGTACCCGAAGATGGCTTGCACACCGGACCACAGGAACGTCGACGCGGCAACGATGCCGTCCCAGGCCGGTTTGATCGCGGTGCGGTACAGCCACGTTCCCACAGCGCCGAGCGCACGGATACCGGCCTTGAACCAACCGAAGATGGCCTCTACTCCAGACCACAGGAACGACGTCCCGGCAACGATGCCGTCCCACGCCGGTTTGATCGCTTTCGACCACAGCCACGACGCGCCCGCGCCGATCGCCCGGAACGCCGGACCGAGCGCGTTCGTCCACAGCCACGAACCGACCGCAGCAAGTGCCTTGAAGGCCAGCACGAGCGGAGTGATCAGCACGACCGCGACGACCGCGAACAGCACCTTTGCACCGGTACCGATCGCCGAGAACGTCGGCTTCAGCACGGTCGACCACAGCCACGACGCCGCCGAGCCGATCGCCCGCAGCCCGGTCATGAAGTAGCCGAACCCGACCTGTAGCGCGCCCCACAGGTAATCCCAACCGACCTTGATTCCGGCCCAAGTTGCCTGCACGATGCCGCGGAACGTCGCGCTCTTGTTGTACGCGACGACCAGGGCGGCGCCGAGCGCGAGCACGCCCGTGATGATGAGCCCGATCGGGTTCGCGCTCATCACCGCATTGAGCACGCCCTGCGCGACCGCCCACCCGCGCGTGACAGCAGTCGTCGCGAGGATGATGCCGCGGTACACCGTGAACGCCGCGGTCATGCCCCATGTGGCGATCGTGGAGATCCCGGCCGTGATGGCGATACCGCCGATCGCGATACCGAGCGGGATGAGCCACGCCCCGTAGTCCCGGACCCACTGCACGGCGCCCATGAACGCTTCACCGGTGCCCTCGACTGCGGGCACGAGCACGTCGGCCACGGCGCCGCCGACCCGCTGCGCGGGCGGTAGCACGTACTGATTCAGGAACCCGCCGAACGACTTGAGCGCGGGCAACGCGTACTTGTTCGCGAAATTGGCGAGTCCCTGCAAAGCCTGCCGCTTGAACACCTCGATCTGATTCGAGGCAGTGTTGTGCAGGGTCTTGCCCATCTTGTCGGCCGCGCCGCCGACCGTGCCGAGCGCGCCGGCCGCCTTTGACGGGTCGAGAGCGAACAAACTTTGCTGCAAGTCCTCGGCTTGGGTACCGAAGAGCAGTACTGCAGTCTGCGACCGCTTCGCCGGGTCCTCGATCGCCCGCAGCCGGTCGAGGGTCATGTCGAGCGCCTTCGCCGCGCCCGGCCCGCCCTTCGCGAACGTCTGCGCCATCGCGTCGGCCGACAACCCGATCGCGTCGAACCCCTGCTTCGTGGTGTCACTGCCGTCCTTCGCCCTGATCGCGAACTCTTTGAGCGCGTCGGCGACGATGTCCGAGTCGCGCGCGCCGGCCTTGAGTCCCTGCGTGAGCAGCCCGACCGCCTGCGACCCGGTCAATCCCAAGTCGCGGAACTGCGTGCTGTACTCGTTCAGGGTGTCAAGCAGATCGCCCGCCTTATCGGCGCCGGTCTGGAACCCGCGGGTGATCAGATCGAACGCGCCCTTCGCGTCCTTGACCATGCCCGTTCGGATGAGCTGCCCGGCCGCCTTCACCGACTCGCCGACGTCGGCGTCGAACGTCTCGGCGAGGTTCAGCGCCGCTTTGCTGAGCCCGGCGATCTCCTTCTTCGGGGCGTTGATGCTCGCGACGCCGTTCTGCGCGAGCGCCTTCAAGCTGTCGTTGACCTGATCGATCGACTCGCCGTACCCCTTCGAGTAGACCGAGCCCGCGATCTTGCCCGCGCGAGCCGACTCCTTCTCAGTGAGCCCGAGCTGCGCGCCCAACCGGGCGTTGCTCTTGTCCTGTTCGACTGCCTCGGCAAACCCGATCGCGAACAGGGCGCCGGCGCCGGCGGCGACGCCGGCGACGCCTGCCTTCAACTTGCCGCCGATGCCGCCGAGGAACCCCTGCCCGGCTTCCTGCCCGGCCGAGATTCCGACCCGTTCCGACTCGCCGCTGATCTGCTGATTGAGCAGCCGGCCGAAGCCCCTTGCTTCGGGGACGACGGACACGTACCCGACGCCGACCTCGACCGGCATACGTCATTCCCCCTTGGTCTGGGCGAGGATGTGCTCGTACGCCGCTTTCGCGCGCGCCTTGTCCTGCTCGGCCTTCGCTTCGTCGGGCATGGGGTCACCCGGTCGCCACGACGGTTGAGGCCACGGCAGCGAACTGCTCTTCTTCGGGTCCCGGTTGGCGTTGACGAACGCCGTCAGCAGCAGATGCAGCAAGTCGCGGCTGTCAGCGGCCGCGTAGTCGATCTGCCGCCACGCATGACCGTTGTGCGCTCGGGCTGTCGCCCCGTCCGGAGGCAGGTGCTCGACCAGGACGCGCAGCAGCCGCAGCGTGATCTCGCCCCGCCAGTAGGCGGCGAGCGGCCCGCCCCGGCCGTAGCCGGGGTAATGGTGGGCGAGGTCTGCCTCGACCGCCTCGGGGTGCTCACCGAGGACGTCGAGAACGGTGTACGTGTAGGTCTCGACAACGTCGTCGCCGGGCCCTACCCCTTCGTAGGGCGCACCTTGCTCACCTTGTCCTGCGCCTCATTCCGGATGCCGACGTACAGCAGCATCAGAGCGGTGACGTCACCGCCGGACGCGACGAAGTCGTCGTACTGGTCGCCGAGCAGGATGCGCGCGCCGGCTTCGTCGCCCTTCGCCTCGTTGAGCTGCTGCTGCATGTCGTCGGGCGCGAAGACCGGGTGCGGGAAGCTGAACACCTGCGGCGCCTCGTCGGGGCCGAACTCGAAGTCGACGCGCTCGCCGCCGACAGCGTCGACGTACGACCGCTTGACGGTCTCCAGCCGGTACCGCTTCCCGTTGGGCTTGCTCATGATCGTGTCTCTCTTTCTCGGGCGAGCAGCGGGTGAGCATGCAAGGGGGCGAGGGGCGGTCGGGGCTCACCCAGAACCGCCGCCCCTCGCCCGATCAGGGGTTGCTACGCGCCGAGCGTGCGCCACCCGGGGCCGTCGACCCAGTTCCGGCACGACGTGCCTAGGTCGCTGTCGCGGTACGCGTTGAACGTCACCGGGCGCTGCGTCTCGGTCGAGCGCGCCCACTGCTCGTCGTCGCGGCTCGTGAGCCGGGCCCGCGGGAAGAACTTGATCACGTAGATCTCACCGCCGTCGTCGCCGTAGTCGAGCCCGATGAACAGCAGCCGGCGGAACGGGTTCGCCAGGCTCGCGGCCCGGTCCCACTGCCACGCCGTACCCATGGCGGGCAGCGCGCCCTCACCGGACAGCGGCAGCCCCTCGTACAGGGCGACCGTCGCGGCGTTCGTCTCCTGCGGCGCGAACGACGCCGACAGGATGTCCGACTCGACGTCCGAGCGGGTCGGCTCGACCGACTGCGACGACGTCACGTCGGACATGCTGAGATCGGACGGGAACGTGATCCCGTCGTCGGTCGTGTACCCGACCGGCACGTATCCGGCGGGCACCGCCGACAGCGTGCCGTCGGTCGTGTTGAACGGCGCCGTGATCGCTGCGGTCGAGTAGTCGGCGGCGAAGATCGCCTGTACGAGCTGCTTACGGATGTACTCGGTGTGCAGCCCGGTTTCGAGCGACACCGGGGGCGGGGGTGTGGTCATGCTGCTGTGTCCCTCCGTGGGAAACCCCCGGCCGCGAGCGGTCCGGGGGCGCTGTCTGTTGACGGGTGAGCGGTGATCAGGGGGCGTCGAGCGCGCGGCCGCGCAGCGACACCTCGACGGCGAACACGACCCGCGGCTGCCCCGACGCCGGATCGGGGAGCGTGTTCGGTCCGCCGACCTCGGCGACGTCGTACGCGACGGCGCCGCGCCATCCCGGCATCGCGAGCAGCAGCGCGCGGGCGAGCTGCGCGAGATCGTGCGCCGACTCCTCGCTGTCGCCCCAGCACTGCACGTCGATCCGGGGCCGGTCGGTGACCAGGTCGACGCGCATGCCGCCGACTCGTTCGAGGCGCACGAACCGCGGCGGCCGCTGCTCGGGCACGCGGGTGCCGACCGGCACGTCGGTGCCGCGGGCGACGAGCTGCTCGCGCAGGTACGCCCGCACGACGGCGACGCCGTCCGGGAACCCGACGGGCGCGGCCATCACTCGGCCGTCCGTGCGGCGTCGAGGGCTCGCAGCAGCGCCCGCCGCGACACCTCGGGGTCGTTGGTCGAGTAGTCGCCGATCACGGCACCGCGCACCCGGCGGTCGCCGGTCTCGACGTCGACCCGAAACTGCCCGCCAGCTTCGGATGCCGAGGCGGCCGCGTCGGCGACCGCCTTGGTTTTCCGCTCGATCAGCGCCCGTGTCTCGGGGGCGCGTAGGAACGACACGATCCCCTGTCGGTTGGGGACGATCCGTGAACGAGCCATGACGTCACCCCTCGACGCTCTTGAGTCGTATCTCGTAGTGGTGCAACTCGACCGGGGTGTATGCCGGTCCGGGCGGGCCGAGCACCTCGAACGCGAGTCCCTGCCAGTGCACGCGGTCGGCGCCGTACACCGTGAGCGGCTGCCCGTCGGCGGTGACCGGGTTGCAGATCATGAGCCACTCGCCGATCTGCGCGTCGCGCTGGTCGGAGTCCTCGCCGGCCGTGTTCTGCTGCAGCCACGCGGCGACCTCGGCCCGTGTCGACGCCGACCAGTCGGCGACCTCGTTGCTGTAGCGGTCGGTTCGGGTACCGGGGTGCTCGACGTCCACGAGGTGCGGCAGCACGTCGTCGGGAATCACAGCCACCGCCCGTACTCGACCGGGTCCGGCTGCCACCCCGGCAGCCCGTGATCGGCCAGCCCGAGCGAGTACGCCGCGTCGGCGCCCGGGTCGGTGTTGTCCTCGGGCTGCAGTTGCGCGATCTCCTCGGCTGTCAGGTACAGCCCGCCGTCCTCGCCGAGCGTCTCGGAGTACTGGCCGATCGTCCTCTGCCTGTATCCGCCCGGGTTCGCCATGACCCGGCGCACGACCGACACGGCGACCGCCTTGAGCGTGGCCGGGTCCGGCTCGTACCCGGCCGGAATGTGCCGCCGCATGAGCGCCGACGCGTCGTCGAGGTACGCCTCGACCTGCCGGCGCTTCGGACTGCCCTCGGGCAGGGTGACGGCGACGCGATCGGTGTAGTCCTGCACGGTCGCGAACGCCGCCATGCCCTACGCCTCCCGCTCGACCAGGCCAGCGTCCTCGGCGGCCGCGATGATCTCCTCGCGGCTCATGTCCGAGTCGATACCGACGCCGTTCTGCTCGGCGAACCGCCGCCACGCGTCGATGCCCGAGCCGCGGCCCGACCGGGGCGGCGCCTCGCCCGCGCCCGTGGGCGACTGCTGGGCGCCGGAGTCGTCGAACCCGACGTCGGCTGGCTCGCCACCGTCGTCCTGGCCGCCGTCGTCGTCCCACGCGTGCGCGCCGATCCGATTCGCGACGTCGGCGGGTACCTCGTCGTCGGGCCCGTACCACTGCCCGTCGACGGTCACGTACGCGTTCAGTCGAGCCATCAGATCACCTTCGCCTTGAGCGTCAGGTTCGGCTCACGCACGACCGGCATGCCAACCGCCGCCGCGTGCGTCCACAGCCGGACCGGGTTCTTCGTCTTCCACGTGGCCGCGACCACACCGGCCCGGCCGTCGACCGCGCTGTACTCCGGTTCGAGGGACTCGGCAGTCGTCCCGAGCAGGAACCCGCCGAGATCCGTCGGCTGCGCGGCCTCCGTCTCGCCCGGGGCGGGCACGAACACGAGCGCGTCGGCCGGCAGGATCCGCGTCGGGGTGCCGTCGACGCTGACGCGCGCGTCGTTCAGCTCGATCGACGGAAGATCGAGGCTGCTCAGCACCGAGTTCAGCTGCTCGACCGACACCATCGGCGACGAGCCGGCCGGGGCGAGCGGGTACACCTGCCGCACGACCTGATCGCACTGCCTCATGTGCGCGAGCACCGTACGCGGCATCAGCATCCGGTCCTGCGGGGCGCCGTTCGTGTCGACGTACACCAACACCCACGCTTCGAGGTCGTCGAGCGGCCGCGCGTTCGCGTGATCCGACCACAGCACCGCCGCCGTGACCGAGTGCTCGGGCTTCCTGCCGAAGTCGACCGGCGGCAGCACGACCTCGTTTTCGTTGATCGTGAACTGCGCGTTCGCGAGCGCCTCGCCCTTACCGACCTCGAACCGCGCCGCGATGTTCGTCGCGAGCCGGTACGCGTCCCGCGCGATCGCCCGGCGCACCGGGTTGTTGTCGTCGAGGTTGCGGATCCGCAGCCGGTCGTACTCGTTGAGCGGGATCGCCTCGCTGATCGGGGGCAGTTCGCCCATGACCTTCGAGACACCCTCGCGCCGGGCGATCCGCGACTCGGCGTCCCACGACCGGTAGACGCTCGCCTCGGCGAGCCCGCCCGTGCCGCCCTTGTTGTACTCGAACGTGACGTCGTCGATCGTCACGTTCGGCAGCCACCGGCCCAGCGTGAACGTGTTGATCTGCTGCTCGGCGAGCGAACGGCGGATCACCGCGGTCAGTTCCTCGGGCTCGATGTACTCGGTGTCGAGAACCCATGCCATCTACGCCACCCCCTCTCAGATGAACCGGATCGAACCGGCGACGTCGGCCTGCCCGGCGGCGTCGACAGGGACCGGCAGGCGCGAGCTGCGCACCTTGCCGTGCACGAGCATCGCGCCGGCGACGTCGACCGTGTTCGACGCGGGCGCCTTGACTGCGGCGAACAGGAACCCGACGAGGGTCTGCCTGCCGTCGGTCGCGGCCCCGTCGTACGGGCCGTACTTGCCACCCGCGGTGATCTTGCCGAGCGGGATGCCGCTCTTGAAATACCCGTCGGGGTAGTGCGTCCCAGCGGTGAACGTCGACGTGTCGAGGGTGACGGACTCGGTGGCCTGCGTGCCGTGCATGCTGCCGAGCCACGACTGATCGTCCGCCCCGAACGTCTGAGTCGTCAGACTCAGGTCCATGGCCTATCTCCTAGGTCTGTGAAGTCGTGCGCGGCTTGCGGCCGAACAGTTCTTCGAACAGTTCGTCGCCGTTGGCCGCGCCTCGCTTGCTCTTGCTGCGGCCGGTCCCGTTGCGGGATCCCTGGTAGCCGCTTCCGGGGCGACGACGGCGGCGCGTGTCGCGCTCGTCGGTGTCGTCGTCCTCGTCGGTGTCCTTGTCGGACCTGGGGGCGAGCTTGTCGACGAGCGCGGCGATCGCGTCGTCATCGACCTCGCCGTCCTCGTCGACGTACTTCTTCAGGTTGATGTCCTCGACGACTTCCTTAGGGTCAGGGATCCGACCCTTGGCGGCCGCGAGGAACGTCGATCGAGCGACGCGTACGCCGGACTTGACGCGCTCCTCGGCGCGCGCGGCGGCGACCGCCTCGTCGACCTTCTTCTCGACCTCGCTCATGCCCTCGCGCTTGAGCTTGGCGAGTTCCTTCGCGGCGGCCGCGTTGCCCTTCGCCCGCTCCTGCCACTTCCGCATGAGCGCCTTGTACTTCTCAGCCTCGGCCTTGGCGTCAGGCTCCTCGTCGCCCTCGTCGTCGTCGCCGTCGTCCGTGTCGGAGTCGTCGGCGTCGTCGTCCTGGTCGCCGTCGTCGTCGCCGCCGTCGTCCGGGCCGCCGCCGAGGATCGGCCAGACCGGGTACAGCTCGGCCGGGTCCTCGCCGGGGCGCGGCTTGCGCCAGCCGACGGCGAGCAGCCCGGTACGGGCATGGCGAGGCAGAGTGCGCGCGTGCATGTGTGTCTCCCGTGTCGGGGTGGGGTGAGCGTGTAGGGGTGCGCCGTGTCGGCGCAGGGATCACGAGCCCGGCAAGTCGTCCTTGCTCGTGAAGTCGTGGCGTCGGACCGCGAGCAGTGGCCCGTACTCGCCGTGCTGCCGCGTGATGATGACCTCGCGGTAGTCCGGCGCCCGGCCGCCCGCGTCGGACTTTCCGACGCCTTTCGCGACGGCGTCGTGCGCCTCGCGCAGCAACGACTCGTCGATGACCTGCCCCGGGTCCCGCTTTCCGACGAGCGGCTCGGGCTTGCAGTGGCAGCCGGGATGGATCGGCATCAAGTTCTCAACCCGGTATCGCTGCGTCGACGCGATCACGCACAACGCGCAGTTCTTCGAGCCCGACAGGCGGCGCCGGAAGAACTGCGCGCCGCCCCGGGTCATCGACTGCTGCGCCGCATGTGTCCGGGCGAGTTGCAAGTCGGTTTCCGTGATCGATAGCAGTCGCGTACGCGCCTCGCCGACCGCCTCGCCGAGCGCCTTACCTTGGCTCAGGGCGGTGTACGCGGTGACGAACGGCCGGTGATACACCTCGTCGGGCGGCACGCCGCGCAGATCCTCGGCGAGCCGTACCCCGCCTGGGGCCTCCGCGGTGCCGAGCATGTCAGCGAGCAGCGCCGACAGGTACGCGTCCGTGATCTGCCCCATCGTCTGCTGTGCGGCGAGCACAACCGGCAGCACCCGGTCGAGGAACTCGGCCGCGTCGGCGTCGCGGTACGACGTGAGCGAGTCGAACGCCGACAGCACGAACATGATCAGCCGATCCCGCAGCGACGCCGACAGCGAGTCGTACCGCTCGGCGAGCGCCGCCTGCAACGCCTCACTCGCCACCGCCGACCCCTCCGTCGTCGACGGGCAGCGTGTTGCCCGCAGTCGGCGCCGGGTTGGCCGGCAGCAGCGAGGCGCCGAGCAGCGCGGCCGCCGCGGCGCTCGCGTTGATCCGGCGCACCCGCTCGGGCGACTCGTCGAGGTCCTCGGCGATGATGTCCAGCGGATACCCGACCGACTTGAGTTTCGTCGCCGCGTCCGCGCGCACCGCCGGCGACAGGTACTCGGGCCGCGCCCACCGGACGACGGCCTCCGTGTAGTCGTCCTCGACGCCAGCCTGCCGCGCCGCGAGGGTCATCACGTCTTCGAGCCCCTCGCCGAACGCGGCGATGTGCTCACGGCACTTCGCAACGTGCATGATGTCGAGCGCCGCCACGGTGTCCGCGGCGATGTTGACGAGGTCACCGGCGTAGTAGTACGCGGGTGTCTGGCTGACGATCAGCATGTCGCGCACGTCCGACGCGTGTTCCTTGAGGAACCCGGTCAGGTCGGTCGCGTCGAGCTGCCCGAACTTGGCGTTCTCGCCCTCGGACACCCACACGTTGTTGGGCCCGGGGACGAACGGCTGCTCGACGACCGTGAGCCCGGTCGCCGGATCGGTGCGCTTCGCGAACTTGTGCCCCGTGACCGTCTTCTGCCGGAACCCGGAGTACCGCGACGCAGCCATGCGGTTGAGTACGCCCATGTTGACGCGGTCCTGAATGTCCATGGCGACGGCAAACTCGGGCTCGGGATCCTCGCCGAGATCGGGCATACGCGCGAACTCGACCAGGGGCACCCCGCCAAGGTCATGCTCGACGCCGTCGTCGAGCGGCTCCCACGAGTCCGGGCCCCACGGCAGCCGGGTCGGCGTGCACCGCTCGCGCGTCCGGTACGCGTACGTCACGTCGTCGTACAGCACCCACGCATAGCCGTGGCCGTCGATGTCGTCGTGTATCGCCCGCACCCCGACGCGCGGTTCGCCGGTCGCCGGGTCCCGCTCGACGATCGCCTCGCGCGGATGCTCGGCCGTGATCAGCGGCGACGGGCGGCTGTTGTCCTCGGTCCGGGTCGGATGCTCGCCGACGAGCATGTACCCGACCGACTGCGCCATCGCGACCCGCCAGACGAGTTTCTGCCGCGAGTCGAGCCGGTTCAACTGCCACCACCGCGACGCGTTCGCGTCCGGCTCGCCGTCCCGGCCGGTCACGCCGATGGCGCGCAGCCGGTGCACCGTCGAGTTCGCGATCACGCCGCAAAAGTTCGTCCTGGCCTTGCGTTGGAACTCCAAGAACGCCGCCTCGGCGTTCTTCGGCAGCATCGGCAGCGGCGGCCGGCCCCGGTAGTACCGCCACCACTCGTCGAGAACACCCGCGCGCTTACGAAGCTGACGCCCGAGGCGCAGCAGCATGTAATCCGGGTTGTCGAGCTCGGGCGTCTCGTCGAGCATGTCGCCCCCTCTCTCGTCAGAACGTGCCGCCGTACATCTCTTCCTCGACCGCCGCGACGCCCTTCGCGATCGCGTCGAGCCGGCACTGCCACGCCAACACGGCCGCGACCGCGGCGTCGATCTTCTTCGGGCTGTCGGGGTGCGCCTTGCCGATCTGCAGGCCCGATTTGCTCGGTCGGCGGCGCGCGTTGACCAGATGCCGCACGAGTGCGCTCGACCCGTCGTGCGTCAACTCGCCCTCGACCAGCGCGGTATGGAACTTCTCCAGCGCCCGCACGATCAACGTGCTGCGGCCGCCGGTCATCCACCACTCGATCGGATGGTTCCGGGTCGCCTGCACCTTGAGCCGCGGCCCGTACGCCGCTTCCCAGTCCGCGACGTGGCTTTCCCACTTGGCGGGGTCGGCGTACATGCCGACGACGTCGTACGTCGCGAACGCCTCGTGCACCGCGGCGAGCACCTCGACGACCGGCACCTGCCACTCGACCGGTTCGCCGTCCGGGCCGACCGGCATCCGCTCGGGCTGCTCCCACACGCCGAGCGTGAACAGATGCCCGTCGCTGAGCCGGCAGCCGATCAACGCGGTCGCGTCCGTGACGCCCCGGGCCCGTTTCCGCGAGCCGTCGAACCCGAGCACGATCCGGTCGCCCGGCTCGACGGTCTTGCCGAGGTCGGACGACGCGCGCACCTCGGGCTCGGTCAACCATGCGTCACTGGCGTGAGTGATTTGGTTCAGGAAGTCGGCCCGGAGATCCTGCACGTCATTCGACGTGTCGTAGAACTCGGAGGTGAGCCGCTCGATCGGTGACCAGCCGGGTTCGCACGGCGGGTCGTGCAGCACGCACCCGTCGGGATGATCCGAGCTGCAGCCGTAGGCGTACCGCAGCCCAGCGACGAGCGACCGCTCGTCGGTCATGTCCGTATCCGGCGGCGCCTCCCGGTGGTCGACCAGGATGCCCCGCGCCCGTGACCGGCCGTCGAGGATCGCCTGATAGTCGGCGGCCGACTGCTCCGCGACGCTGCTCATACCCGGGGTGAACGCGTTCGGCGTCTCGATCAGCGACCCGCCGAGTTTCGCGGCGTTGAACCGCATCACTTTCGCGAGGCGCACGCCGCCGTTCGTCGCGGTCCATTCCTCTGTCTGGTCGAGCGACGCGAAACAGGCAGGGTCGCCTTTCGCCGAGGTCGCGCTCGACGTGATCGGGGAGATCTCCCCGCGCGGCAGATAGATGACCGTGTCGAGGACTTCGAGCCCATAGTCGGTCGACAGCGACCCGCCGCGAGCCATCTCCCGCAGCGGGATCCACGTGTTGTCGGTCTGATCCTCGGTCACCGCGGCGATACGCACGAGCGGCGTACGCAGCGAGTGCCACGGCCGGCCGACCGGCTCGCCGTCGGCGTCGAACCCATCGGCGACGACATCGGCGCACGCCTCGGCGAGCGCGATCGCCCCGACGAACGGCGACTTGCCCCAACCGCGCGGCCGCGACAGCAGCGCCCGGTGAATCACCCGCCGGCCGGTGCGCGGGTCGACCTGGTAGTACCGCAGCAGAAACTCGGCCTGCTCGGCGGTCGGAACGAACGGCTCGCCGTCGTCCCGGCCGGGCTGCGCGAGATTCTCGATCATCCAATCGAGGACGTAGTACCCGAGCGTCGGAAACTCTCCCTCGTACTCCGGGCCACGCCACGGCATGACGAACCCCCGAAGCTACGCGCCCTTGCTGCCGCCCGCCGCCTTACCACCGGGCAGCGGCCGCAGGTTCCCGTATCGCTCACGTGCGCTCGGCCCACCCGACCGGCCGCTGCCGCCGTCGGCGCCGTCCGCCTCGGCGAACACCATCCGCAGCCGGGCCCGGTCCGCGGGCGTCGCCCCGAACGCCGCGACCCGCAGCCGCAGCTCGGCGGCCGCCGACAGGTCGCCCCGCCACAGCCGGGCGTGGATCAGTGCTGTGTCGAGTAGGTACTGCCAGTCGGACGACCCGAAGTGCTCGGCCTGCGGCGAGTCGATCCACATCTGCCACCACTCGCGGGTGCGCTCGGGCCACACGAACTCGACGAGTTCGCCGTCGCGCTCGATGCGGAACTCGGGCAGCTCGGGCGCCTCGGCGCGCTCCCACCTGAGCACGGTCTGCGGGATGGTGTCCTTGTTGCGCCGTACCTTGCGGTCGCTCGGGGCGGGGCCGTTGCCTGCCATCAGAAGTACCCCCGTTCCTTGATCGCGGCGCACGTCGGGGTGCCCGGCAGGTCAGCCCACAGATCCCGGGTGACACCGCAGACCGAGCAGCACAGCCCGCCGTCGCGCTCTGGAATGGCGACGAACCGGTGCCCGCCGTCGACATCGATCTGCCGCTGCCGCTTGATCGCCGACACGATCTCGTCCCAGTCGCGCAGCCGGTCGAGCCCGAGCGCATCCGTAATCGCGTCCATGCGCTCGACGAGTTCACGCTGCTGCGCCTCGGCGAGCGCCTGCAGCTTGGCCTCGGCATTCTCGGCGCGGGCCAGCGTCTCGCGTGCCTTCATCACCGGATCCTGATGGGGGCCGCCGAACACCTCGCAGACCGCCCGCAGCATGTTGTCGGCGGCGACTCGTCCGGCCTCGGCCTGCTCGGCACGCTCGCGAAGCGTCCGCGTACGACGCTCCAAGAGTCCCTTCGTCTGCGCGGTCACAGCCTCGGCGATCTCGGCGCGCTGCAGCAGCTTGTGCCCGAGCGTCTCCGACTCCGACAGCGACCGCCGAGCCGTCTCGTACATCTCCCCGAGGTGCTGTTGCAGCCCCTCGCGGAACTCGACCGAGACGTCGTTCGCCGGGATCTCGACCGTCTCGGCCGTGACGATCACCCCGCGCGCGCCGATCGCGTCGGCGACCCGCTGCCAGTAGTCCGGGACCGCGCCCTGATCCATGCCGATCACGACGCGCTGCGGCGTCGTCTCGTCGACGACGAGCACGTACGGCGGCCGCACGTCGTCGGTGCCCTCGGGCAGTTCGAGGATCTGCAGGCGTGCCATGTGCTGTACCTCCCGTGTCGGGTGCGCCGCCGCGCGACCCGTGTCGGGCGCTACAGCAGCGAGTCGATTACGCGCTCGGCTTGCACCGTTGCGCACTTCCGCAGGTTGCAACCGAGGTGAGCCGTTTGAGCGTTCGCCCGCGAGTGCTCGCCGCCACGGGCGATCGGGTGGATGTGGTCGAGCGAGACGCTGCCGGGGTCCGGGAACTGCAGCTCGGGGTTGACCGGCTCGCAGCAGATCCCGCAGACCCAACCGTCACGCTCGAAGATTTCGGAGTACCGGAACGTCTCGACGGTTGCACCGCGCTTACGAGCGTTCCGCGTTGTGGTGTGCTGTCGCGCGTTGGCACGTAGACACTCGTCGGATCCGCACGTCACGCGCTGCTGATCCTCGGTGCCCTCGACTGCCGTCGTGCAGTAGGCGCAGACATACACCGCAGACCGGCGCCGCGCGGCCCTCGACCGGCGATTGTTCTCGGCGAACTTCCCGGCGTCGCGGTAGTGCTCGTAATAGCGACGACCTGACTCAGTCTGTCGGCGGCGAGCGGCCTCGGCGCGTTTCGTGCACGGCTGCGAGCAGTACGACCGACGCGCGTACCCACCGCACTGGCGAGGCGCCCACACCTCGAACCGCGTCGAGCACTGCGGACACTCAGCCGTCTCGGACAGATCACGCACCTTGCGGTTGCGCTGTTTCCGCGCCCGACCCGCTGCCCGCTTCGCGCAGACAGTCGAGCAGTACACCGCGTCGGCTCGACGACCGACGATCGGCGCCGAACAAGCCACGCACCTACGGTCGTTCACTCCCCACCCCCGAGCCCGAGCATATCGAGCACCTCGGACAGATCGCCGAGGCGTCGCAGGGCGTCGCCGAAGGTGCGTCCGGTTACGGCCACATAGCGAGCAGTGCCGTACACCTCGACCGTGCCGTCGCCGAGCCGCAGCCGGCGCCCCGCGCCGCCCGGCAACCGGCCGTGCCCCCACACGTGCAGCCCGTCGCCGCCCGCCGACACCTCAACCCAGCAGCCGGCCGCGGCGTCGAGCACGCCCTGCGCCCACGGTGCGACTTGGTCGCCGTCGAGACAGTGGTCAAGGTCGAGCACAACGATCCCGTCGCCGTCGAGCACGAACCCGAGCCCGGCGCCGGCGTTGCTCGCCGCGGCGTCGCGGTACCGCGACCAGGTCGACGGGTCGGTGCTGCTCGCCGTCTCGCCGCCGACCGTGATCGGAACCTTCCGCGGGGTGCGCCGGATCCACCGCGGCCGGCTCGTGAGCTCGGCGGGGATCGTCCGACGCTTGCGGCACGCGGCGGTGCGGCAGCGGCCCGAGCAGTACCGGGCATTGTGTGCGTGCCGTGCGCCGAGGTGCTCGTCGCAGTGCTCGCAGCGTCGCGTGTTCATACCCTCATGATAGCGGGTGTTGTAACGCCAAAACACCCTGTGAGCTGCGTGTTTACCGTTCCGTTAGTCGGTGCCGATGGGGTGAGACGCCCTCTGCGGCCCCCTCGCCGCCGGGCATCAAATCACCCCACCGACCCCGTGCGCGCCGCCCTGCGCGCCGCCCACGCCCCGCAGCGTGGCCGTTTTCCCCAGACCCGTACAGACAGACGCCCACAGCACCTCCCGAGGCTCCGATCGGGGGGGGGAGGGGGAGTCACCCCCCAGGGGGGCGCTCGGTCAGATCAGACCGGGATGTCGTTCGGCCGGTCGCGTCATGCGTACCGACCAGCGCGCGGCGTTCCCTTCGCGGCTGCTCTTGATCGCGTGATGGTCGCGACAGAGTGCCTGCAGGTTCTCGTATCGGTGATCGTCGCCGGGCGTGATGTGGTCGACGTCGGTCGCGGCACGACCGCACACCCTGCGTTGCTCGTGCCATCGGCACCTGTACTCGTCGCGGGCGAGCACGTACGCCCGTCGCTCGGGCCAGTCGGCGGGCAGCTCGCTGCGTCGGTTGCTGTCGGCCCATCCTCCGCTCACTGCTGTTTGTCCTCGGTCTCGTCGTCCTGGTCGCGGCCGTCGTCGTACCGCTCGGCTCGTTCGGTGCTGCTGTCGAGGCTGACGCCGTCGAGGTCGCGGCCGGTGAACCCGAACGGCGGCGACTGGTGGGGCTGCTCGGCTGTGGCGCGCAGCCGGTCGAGTAGCCGGCCGAGGGTGGCCTCGATCTCGGCGAGGGGGGTGTCGGTGTCGATCTCGATCTCGTGTGTCCCGTCCGACGGGCGTACGCGCATGGGGCGGTGTCCTCTCGTCGGGTGGGGTGTCCGCTGCTCGGGCGCTGCGCGCGCCCCGCGATCGCGGTTACGCCCGCGGGGGAGATCTCTCCGATCCCGTCGCCGAGCAGCGGACGGTCGTACGCGCGGGGCGGGCAGCAAACCCGCCATGGTTCGTGACTTGATCCGCCCCGCGCGAGTGTGGGGCGGCGCCGCCTCGGACCGGATCGGGAGGCGGCGCCGTTCCGGTCGGCGACGGGGGTGCGCCAGCCGGTCTGTGGTGTGGGGGGAATGAGCAGCGCCCCCGGCCGGTGTCGGCATCGGGGGCGCTGTTGAGGCTGTGTGATTCCGGCTGTTGGGCAGCCGTCGTCTGCCTCGCCAGACTGCGACAGGTTCGGGGGATTTGCAAGCGGCGGGGGCAGTGAGAGAGATCGATCGCGCGCCCGCCACTACCGGTAGTTGCTCTCTCTACCCCCGCCATAGACCGGAGGGGAGGGGAGGGGAACACGCGCGCGCGAGGGACCGGGGAGTCCCCCAGGGACAAAACGCGTTGACCTGCGATGATGTGTTTCGTTTGCCGATAGATGCAGCGTGCAATTCATCGCAGTTTGACGCGCGTTTGCGTTCAGTTTGAGTGCAGAATGCTCGCGGAATGCTGCGATCCGGGATGTCGAGGGTGCTCAGGCACCGCCGTTACCGGCCGGTACAAATGTGTCTGAGGTCACAAAGGATCGAGTCGGACATGCGCCCTTTGTCTCCTTGGGGGAACAGCGACGCCCCGCCCGGCGGGGATGCCGAGCGGGGCGTCGGACGGTCCGTCAAGAGGCTGCCGTCACATGCGTGCAGGCCCGTTGCGCGAGGGGCGCCACGGCGGCACCTGGTCGTCGGTGTCGGGGTCGAGCGTCTCGGCGAGACGACCGATCAGGGCGGAATTCGTCGGGGTTCCCTGCGTACGCAGCCATTCGGCCGCGCGCTTCTCGACGGCACGCTCGAACTCGTCGAGGCGGTGCTGAATCTGGCAGTCATTGCCGACCGCAGCGTGAATGCTGGCGCGCAGCTTGAGCAGCTCGCCGTCGGCGCGGGTGAGATCTTCACTCATGAACGGATCCTCTCGTGACGGCGCCCCGCACCGCGAGTGTGGCGGTACGGGGCGCGAGTGTGGCGGGCGGGGTGTGGCGCTACTTCTTTCGCTTGTCGGCCCGCTCGACCGTGTACTCGGTCTCCTCGTTCATGCGCTGCGCCTGCGTGAGCGGGAAGTGCCCGCCGCGGTTGCCCTGGTAGCTCGTGGCGTGGTGCCGCTGCTGCTCCTCGGTCATCTTGGCGCGCAGTTCGGCTTGGGGAACGGATCGGCGGAAGGCCATGATGGTGCTCCTGTCTCCTGTGCGGGATAGGTGACCGAGGGCGGGCCGGTGTCTTGGCGGATGCGGCCCGCCCTCGGGGCATAGGGGGCGTACGTCAGTCGCGCAGGGGCGCGGTACGCCGGTACTGGTCGAGCTCGAACGGATGGATTCCGGCGGCCTGCGCCGCGCGCAAATTGGCCTGCAGAACGACGACGTCGACCGGGTCGACAGCCTCGCCGCGCTCGTGCTGCTCGATCACGTCGTCGACGGCGCCGGCCGCCTGCCGTGCGAGGTGCTCGCGGTTGTCCATCTCGTGTCCTCTCATGTGACCTTCTGGCGCCACACGACGTGTGTGCGCACGGGGTTGGTGTCGTCCGGCACTGTCACGAATGACGCCTGGGCGGTGTCGTCGTCGTTGTCGTCGGCGTGCTGACCTGCACCGACGACGCCCGGAGAGGGGTCGCCGGGGAGAGGGGAGGGTGCCTCGTCCCAGCGCAGCCCGGCCGACGCCGACCGGCCCTGCATCCGGACGTCCTTCACCGGCCACCCCAACCCGGCCGCCGCGGCGCGCACCGCGTCGGTGGTCGTACCGAGGTGCTCGGCGATCGGCTTGAGCTGGGCGTGCGGGGTGCCGATATCGCGGACTGCGGCAACGAGAGCGACGGGGGATACGGGCGGTGGCCCGGCGGGTGGCTCGGCGACGCCCATGTCGTGCTCGGGGTCCTGCTCGACGGCCGGCGCCGCCCCAGACATCTGCTTGTCGCGCGGCTGCCAGTCCTCGCGGCCGATGCGGTATGTCACGACGATCCACACGAGCGACGCCCACCCGAGCAGCGACCCGGCGACCGTACCGATCCGGGCGGCGAGCCCGCCGGCGACGGCGAGCAGCGCCTCGCGGGCGACGAGCCCGACCGCGACGAGGATCGCCACGCGCAGCAGCCAGTCGAACCCGGACGCCGCGCCGAGCCACTGCTGTATGCCGCTCCCCCACGCGCGGAGCCGATCGACGCTGCAGCGGGTGATGCGGCGGGCGATCAGGAGTGTGAGGCGCCCCGATCCGCGGCTGATGCGCTGCGCTGCGTCGCGGAGCCACTGCATCGTGGTCGGTGCGGCGGTCACAGCAGCGCCCCATGGACGAGCCCGTTCACGGCCCACGCGCCGAGATCGTTGGCGCCAGGCACGACCAGGTTGCCGATCATCGCGAAAGTGCCGGTGCTGATTGCGAGCAGCGTTCCGGCCAGAACGCCCCACCAGAATTTGCCCCGGACTAGCTTCGCGAACGTCTTACGCAGCAACCACAGCACGAACACGAGCGCGGTCACGACGATGGCGCCGTGCTCGTCAAGACGGGGCGTGGCGGCGGTCGCAATGGCGGTCGCGTGCTGCCCGGTCATGGTGGACATCAGCCATTCGCCGATGCCGTTGCCTCCCCAGCGGAGGAATCCGGCGCCGGCGCCGAGCAGTCCGGCCGGGCAGGCGACGGCGAGTGTGCCGAACGTGACACCGAACCAGAACGGAATCAGCGCCTTCGGGTCCTTCGCGGCGCCCCCACCGGGGCCGCCGCCCGCAGCTACGGCGCCACCACCGCCGCCGCGCCACCACCGCACGTGCTCCCAGGCGAGCAGTCCGACGCCGATTGCAAGTCCGGCGGTGGTAAGGGTGTTGGTCGTCATGCCGTCGACGGCGGCGAGGGTGATCACGAGCGGACTCCTGTAACGACGTAAACGAGGGTCATGACGGGCAGCGCCACAGCGGTACCGATCAGCAGCGCCCACAGTGCGGCGCGGGATGCGGCGGCCCTGATGCGGGGGAGCCACAGACCCGCCGCACTGTTCGCGGCTGCCACGCTCCATACGTTGTCTACCAGGGCGACGACGCCGAGCGGAACGAGCGCGATCACCCACGCCCCGCCGAGGCCCTCCGCGGTGCGGACGTCGACGAGGACGTCGGCCCACTGCATGCCGGGCGACGAACCGGCGAGAGCGCAGGCGGCGTTGTAGACGGGCCGGAACGTCTGCCACCACCGGATGCCGGGGGCGGGCGCGGGCTCGTCCGGCGCGGGCAGATAGATCGCGGCGTGCACGATGATGTCGGGCTGCGGCGGGGG